CCAAGCGCGGTGCCTATGGTCCCAAGACCACTCTCCAGGGTTCCCGTACCCGTTGTCAGGTAATCCTTGTAACCCCCAATACCTCCGGGAGCGGTAATACCACCCGCTACACCCGTATCGCCATACAACTGTTGTTGTATATCACTGAGACCTGCGACTTCATAATCGGGAAGGTTTATAGACTCGTCGGCTAGGTTTTTTGCCGATTCAAGAAGGCCCAGCTTGATGGCTTCAATTTCTGGGGCTTCACGGTAAATTTGTTCTTGGATAGTTTTATCAACCATGATTAAGCCCTCATCTCAAAGTTACGCATCATGGCGTACATGTTTTTAGCACCGTTGCGGCGGTCTGTTTCAGGGTTTCCTGTAGGCTTTTTGGCGGCTCCACGTACCGCTTTGCCCGTCATAACAAATTCACCGTCCGAAAGCATGGCGGGAATGTCATCGGAACGCTCTGTTCCAGGTCCGTTGATGGCCCCATCGCGGCGCGGGAAGGACGCCAAACCGCCCGTTGCTGCCGTTGCGATAGGTGGAATACTTGTGGCATACGGATTATATTTCGGCATTCCTGGGGCATCTGCCCAGAACTTTTCTACTTGATATGTTTTAGGATCCTTTGCCATGGCTGTTCGATACAACTCCACGCCCGTATCCTGCCCATAACCTGTAAGCATATCCTCTGTGACTTCTTCAACAGGAGGCGTGTCAAACGCACCAAGGCCGTAAGCCGCACCTGCACCAATGGCAGCGGCGGGACCCCACTGTTGAAGCATTGTTGGTTGCGCGGCGGCTACTGCTTCTTTACCCGCTTTTTGGGCTGCTTCAAACACTGTAGCGTCAGATATACCTCTGGTGGCAGCTTCCTTGTAAATTTTATCCTTGGCAGCTTTCCGAATAATGTCTTCCGCAGGGGTTCCAAAAACGGTTTTGCCACCGGATTCAACAGAAGCTTCTGCCCACGGACTTAATTGACGACCAGATCTTAGAACCCCTTTATCCGCGTCCCATGCGGCCATGAAGTCGTCGGCCATGCCGCCTTTAACGTTCTCACCGGTTCCACCTGAATAAATATCTGCTCTAAGGGAAGGATCTGCTGTCTGAAGATAGGCGGCTTCCTGACCTTCAGGTGTAGCGAATAAAAAGTCTTTTGCGGACCCTACCTTGTCGTTTCCGGTAAAGATCTCCCCAAAACGTTTTCCTTGTGTTCGCCAATCAGGAGTAGGATAGCCCCCTATCCCAACAGTGTGACCCAAACCTTGTTTAAAGCCTTCAAAGCCTTTTGCACCAGTTGGACCATAGCCCATAGCCCCTGTAAGTCCTCCCGCAAGACTAGTTATGCCCCCACTTATCAAGGCATCTTTAAAGGAGTTCTTTAGACTTTTTCCAGATGCAAGAGAACCTATGCCGCTTCCTAAAAATGCGGCACCAAATTTTCCCGCACCAAAAAATTGTGCTGGGAGCCCCGGTATACCAAAAGCAGCAGCCGCTAACGGCAGAATAACAGGTGCGGCCTTCTTGGCAAAACTAACAACCTTCTTGACCGCCTTCTTAACGGCGCGGAAAATTTTCTTAAAAAAGAACTCCGGCATACCCGTAGCAGGGTTGATGCTGTTCAATTCATTGCCAACAATGAACTCTCCGGGGTCCAAGCCCATCTCGCGCATCTGCCCGAATAACAGTTCCTTGACCTTTGGGTTGGCCTCAAGAACCTCTATGGGAACTACCGTTTCACCTTCGGCAGCATGAACAACATAGACATCACCGTTGCGGCCATATTCCGCAAGTTTGTCTGCTTGTTCTTTAAAAGATCCTATGCCAACCGGAGCGAGGGCATAATCAGGAGAAACGTCCGCAAAGGACTGTAGGCCATTAGATAACGTCGTATGAGTTTGTTGCATCATTACGAAAGCTCCAAAACACTGGCAAAGACATAAATCTTTGAAGCCACATCACAATTTAAAATGAGCGCGTCGCTGGATTCTAAATTAAACGGACCAGCAAGAGACGTTTGTGCGAGAGTTCCAAGACTTATCTTTTCCAGCGTAGCTGTAACAGATGCGGAACTGTCGGTTATTTTAGGGTAAATTACTATAGTCCCAGAGTGACTATTATACAAATTTATGTTGCGTACAACGGCTTGAGTAACCCTTGTCGGATCCGTCTGAACGGCAGGACACGTGTAAATTGTTACATCCCCCGTAGAGCCCACCAAGCTCGTAATATTTTTATATGCAACCGTCATTACTCGTTAAACCACATAAGACCATGCGTTTCATCCTCGCCGCTAACAATGGCAGGAAATTCCAGCTTCGTTAGCGCCATTTCAATGTCCCTGAGTATTCGCACAAAAGTTTCCGGATCATAGTCTTCCGGTGCGTTAGGCATGGAGTGATCCAGTAATTTTACCATTAGCGCCGCCCGTCCGGACGCACTTCCAAGCGCAAATCACCCAGCGTCCATGAAAAGTCTGCTGTGGAACTTTCTATTCTTAAAACCGCTTGTCGGGCGCGGGCTCTTAAAAAAGATTGTTGCGTGGTGCTTGTGACGGCATTCGTGGAATTTGTAGTAAGGCTATCTCCAGGATAGTTCCTTGTTTTCACAACATAATTAACGGTTCCGGAAGCTCCTCCACTTGTATCGTTAATGGATACATCAGGAATCAACCGGCTAATAAACATGTAATGATCACCATCCGGAGCCAAATCAAAATCAGCGGATTCAATGAAGGAGTTCATCGCAGCCTCGTCCGCATTTTGACCATACTCTTGAAGGTACACGTAATTGACATCGCTTGCTGCACCGCAACCTCGCGGGTTGTCGTGGATGCCAAAATCAACCCAAGCCGTTCGGGCTAACGTACCAAGATCCCAGGTGCTTTCTGTAAAATTAAATTTTACATATCGGTCTATATCCGTGGAGGAGGCGCTTGCATAAAACCAGAACACCTCGTCAAACATCCTATTGGACGCGGCAAAGAACTTATGGCTTTGGGTCAAATTAATATCATCAAACACGTACCTGAGAAGCGTACATGGAATAACCTGTACCCGTCCTGAATAGACGTAGAAATTTTCCCGGTCCATCCAAAAGGCTTTGTCGCCAATGGTAGCTACCGCATTTGGACCCAAAATGGAGATGTTGTTCGCCAGCATGCTAATAGTAAAAGTATAGGGAGGACCCGTGAACCGCATGGCATGAAGAGAGGCATCCGTCCAGATGAGCATTTCCTGGCGCGTTTTCTGGGCCGACACTATTTCAGAGCCCGTGGCTAGGCGTTGGGAACCTGCGGTATTTGTAGCCGTAGGATACCAATCAAACGGATCTTCCTGGTCACTCCACCGCACCATCAAAAGATCTTGATCCGTCTCCCCAATAGGGTTGGCACCAAAACAAACCAGATGCCTGTCCGCACCGGAAAGCATCACCCGCCGCGTAACCGTAGGGGCGCTCGTTGCACCCGCAGGCCAATCTTCAAGACGTATGGCCCGTGCGCTGGTGCCTAACGTTTTATCCCAATAATATGGTGTGCCATCATAAGCATTAAAAACAAGGTCTTCGCCCCAGTTGTCCTGAGACCAGAGACGTATGTTGGAGCCTGCTGACGTGGTTATATCCGCAGCTTCGCCCCATCCTACAAAATCATGGGCTTCTTTTACTGCCGTTCCATCGGCGTGAGCCGCTGCCGTTGTTCCACGAACCTCACGGACCACCCCCGCATCCAGGGTCTGTGACGTTTTGCCCGTATACTGAATCAGTTCTTGCTCAATCTGAATCAGTCCGACATAGGTTGCGGTATCCCCACTCGTATGAGCCGCTGCCGTAGTGCCATCCGTTTCACGGGTCAAATCAGATAAGGTGTTGCTGGTGTTGTTGCCGTAACGGATCTTTTCACTGTTAATAAGAACAGTTCCCTGAGAGGGGAAGCTTGAAGAATCGGCTAAAGGAATGGAGGTACTCACATCCGTTAAGTTTGCTGTAATAGTAGTAGCCGCCGTATCAAAATCCGCAGCAGACGTTAAAATTATGGAGGTTGCAGAATCATTTATTGAACCATTAAGCGTGGTTTCCGAATACGTCTCAACAGAACCACCCCACAAACCGGCACCCCAGCCCGTACCAGGGACCACGATCCCAAGACCGGCACTAATCTGATAAGCTGCTTTGACGGCAGAGCCACCTCCCGCCGTACTACCAGACCCTGCGCTGCCAGCCGTTGAAACCGTATAACTGTTAGGATTAACAACAGTTAGTTTAAATTCCAGGTTGAGTTGGGCAGCGGTAATGCTGTCTGTTGTTGTGGCACCGGAAATTGTTACATAATCCCCGCTTCGCGCTCCATGATTAGTGTCGTTAATCGTTACAACACCACTTGAGGCCGTCCCCGTTACAATAGGATCCGTTCCCAAAGTTACTGTCTTTCTAAGGGGGGTTATGTCGTTATATGTGCCACCCTCCTCTATATAAAATTTAGCTTCTGTCCCTACCCCCATATACTTGGACGCATCTAAAGCGGCCCAAGTATGCAAGGCTCGAGTTGTTCCAATAATAGTGTTTGAGCTAAGTTTAACCCAACCACCCATTTTTTCTGGGCGACCCTTACGAAACCGTATTAAATCAGAATTATACCATTGCCCTTCATTACCATAAGACGTAGTTTCTCTATTGACCCCAGGCTT